CTGGTTTCATTTTTAATTTAGTAGCTCTAGCTCCAGTACGTGGTTCGTGAAATATTGGATATGATGTTTTATCACTGCACTTTAAAAAATAAAAACCTGATACGTGTTGGTTCCAATGTATATGTGCAGAGTGATGACCACCACCTTTTTTAGCAAATTCTTGTACCCATAATTCAGAAAACATAGTTGTGTATTGTGACATATCAAAACCTTGGTGATCTAAATATTCCCAAGATTTTTGACCAATGTAATTTCTAAAATCTAAAAAATCATTATCTATTGTTAAAGGTGTTGAGTGATGTGATAATCCAAAGTCACCATATTTTTTAATATGATCTTTATTTCTATTTCTAGCTTCTTTAACATATTTGTTAGATGCTTTGTTTAATGATTTTACAAACTCTGGTTTTTGTTCTGACCAAATAGCTGTGTTAAAATAGTTACTTATATACATTATTTAAAAGGCCTCCCTAAATGCCATACTACAAGACTATATCTTGTACCTGATGTTACTGGTTTAACTCTATGCCATACAAAAGAAGGAAATACAATAATAGATCCTTTCGGTAATATCTCTTTTGCTCTTCTTAAATGTTTAGCTTCATCTCTCATATGTGGATCGTAGTTTCTAAAATCAAATTCTAACTCACCACCTGTGTATTCGGAACCATCTGTTAACTGACAAGTCATAGATAGTTTTCGAATTTTACCGTGATCGGGTCCTTCTTTTTCATAAGGTTTATCCCAACCATCACAATGCCAATCATAGTATTGGTTGTGTTTATATTTTGTAAACTGACAAGATTCTGATCTGTCCCATTCAAAGTTCCAACCAGCTGCTCTATTTGCTTCGTGAACATATGGGTGTAATTCTTTGTATATCCAAGTATCATTTAACCATACTAGATCAGAGTTTCTTTTTCTTTTTAAATCTTTAACTTCTTTTTTAGATAATTTTTTATCACCATAGCCACCTGTTCTAGCCATTACTTCTTCTTGTTGATTAGCATAAGCTATTACATCATCACAAAACTTTGGTGTAAGGACACCACTAAAATACCAATAGTAATTAGATATATTCATAAGTTATTGTTTGTACAAAGTTTAATGAATCTTTTTGATTGTTAGTTAGGTAATACATATTTGTTGATGGAAACATAATGAACATATTATTTTTAAGTTCTATATCCCAACTTCTTCCTTTACGTCTGTTATCTTCATAATGTATTCTAACAAAACAATCTTTAACTTTAACGCCGTAAAGCATAGTAAAGTCTGGAGAGTTACGTAGATCCACCGGATCAATATTTAATAAAGGAATTGTTGTTTCCGCAGGTTTATAGATATTTCCCCACGTTGATTTGTTAACTAAATTAATTCCATATTCAAGACCAATGTGATCTCTCATATATGTATTTAACATATCCCAAGTTCTTGAGAATGGAAAATCTTTGTTTGAATAAGTTGATTGTAGAATGTCGCCAGTTAATTTATTTCGGTCAATGTCCCAATACTTGGGCATCTCTACATCACCAAAATATAATGCTTGTTCTGTTAAGACTTTCTTTTGCATACCACCACCATATATAATTTATGCTTTGCTGTCTGTCAAGTCCCAAGTTGTATTTGCTTCATTCCAGACGTAAGACCATCTGTGAGTATCAGCTGTATTTTGTGAAATCTGTTCTTCTGTTAATGCTGGAGCATCACCGATTGGTGATTTCCAAGAAGCTGATTCGATGTGTTTTACCCAAGATGCAAAAGGTTTTTTAGGCCAGAAGATTTGATCATCTTCGTCCCAAGTATAACCTATACCTGCATAGTTACCTCTAAAAGGTGTTCCGCCATCTTTATGTTGTCCGCCTTGTGTATTGTATGAAGTTTGAATCCACATTTGTGCAGGCCAATTATTATGTGTTTCTAAATATTGTTGACCTACTGATTCATCTTCAACACCATCAGCGTTAAGCATATCAGAATTATTCAAAGTAAGTACTTGAATAACTTTTCCGTTAGCTCCTAGTTTTGCAAAATGTGCCATAATGTTTCTCCTTATATCTTATTTTTAATTATCATTCAACTATTGAAATTTATACCTTATTATTACTATACCTGATCCTCCTGGTTTTCCTCCAGCATCAGGCACACATCTTTCTCCACCACCTCCACCACCGCCAGTGTTAGCTGTTCCTGCTGTTCCGTTTGCTGCATTAGGTGCAGGTCCTCCAATTGTACCAGTTCCACCACCACCAGTTCCACCTGCATTAGGTCCACCACCTTGATAACTTGAACCACCTCCGCCACCACCTCTTGCAACAGGAGATCCTGTAATTGAACTTGCTACACCATTACCACCTGGTCCACCTGCCGTAGTAGTTCCAGGACCACCAGCAGCACCAGCTCCACCACCACCTCCTGCTCCGTAGTTAGGAGATGAATAGTTACCATCACCTCCTGGATTTCCTTGAGGAGGAGTTGTTGGAGGAGTGTTTCCAGCAGAACCCGAAGTTCCATTGCAAAGAGCTCCACCTCCTGAACCTCCTGTTGCACCTGCAGGAGTTGGATTAGCTCCAGCTCCACCACCGGCTGATGATATACAGGAAAAAGTTGAAACACCACCTGAAGTAGCTCTAGCTCCTCCAGCTCCTACCGTAATTGGGAAATCTGTTGTTGTAACTGTAATTCTATTTCCTGGTGTTGAATAACCATCTAAAGGACTTGCAGTATATGGTGTTGCTGGAGATTTAGTTTCTCTAAAACCACCTGCTCCACCTCCACCTCCGTGAGCTACATCTCCTCCACCTCCACCACCACCAGCGACTACTACATAAGAAACTAAATTATTTGCTGGATCTGTTGCTACTTTAGAAACTGTAAAAGTTCCTGGACCTGTAAATGTATGAATTTTGTCATTTCCACAACAAGTAACAGTTCCACCTGTAGCTTCTATAAATGGATTAGTAGATGCAACTGATTGATTTCCATCATCAGTTACTAACCAACCTTGTGTTGAATCTATATAAATAAATGTTACTGCTAAACCTGCTGTTGATAAAGTTGCATTGTTAGTTGAACCACCTATTTTTTCTGAACCATTAGAAATTATTACACAATTATTTGTATTCCAAGTTTTTGCGTAATCTTTAACTGCAACTACTGCACCAGGTGAACCTGCTGGTAGTGTTACATCAATCTCACCACTTGTTGTATTTACAAAATACCCTACACCACTTACTGCTGTAAAGTCTCCTGTTTTAACTGTTGTATCCCAAGAAGCTGCACCAGTTGCACCGAACCCTGCCGCCGTACCGTTGTTTGTAATTGTTGCACCTGCAGGAATTGTGAACGTATCTCCACTATCTCCTAATGTGACTGTACCACAATTTGTTCTTGGACTAATTTTATTTACTTTTATTTCACTCATAATTTTTACCTATTGAAATTTGTACCTTATTATTACTATACCAGAGCCACCCCTACGCCACCTAATGATGGTCCTGATGGAGATGGATTACCACCTCCGCCACCGCCACCGCCTGTGTTAGCTGTTCCTGCTGTTCCTGCTCCACCACCTGGAGAATTTCCTCCTGCTCCACCACCACCTGTTCCGCCTGCTCCACCTGTTCTACAAGTAGTACCACAACAATAAGAGGCACCTCCGCCTCCACCACCTGCGTATGCGACAGGACTTCCTGTAATATTTGTTGTTGCGCCTGCACCTCCTACTACACCATTTCCAACACCACCTGTAGCGGTTGCTCCAACTGCTGTTGCACCACCACCTCCACCACCTGGAGTTGTTGTAGGTGATTCTGCTGGACCTCCATTATTTCCTTGAGCAGGAGTTGTTGGAGGTGTATTACCAGTTCCACCTGATTGAGCACCTCGGTTTGCTGCACCACCTCCTGAACCACCATCACCTCCTCCAGCTGTAGGTGCTGATGGATTAGCTGCTCCACCGCCACCACCGCCGGCTGATGTAATTGTTGAAAAAGTTGAAACTCCTCCTGTTCCACCTCTAGCTGTTGGTAATCCTGGAGATCCTGCTACTCCACCAGCTCCAACTGTAATTGGAAAACCTGTTGCTGTAACTGTAATTCTATTTCCTGGTGTTGAATATCCACATAAAGGACTTGCTGTATATGGAGTTGCTGGAGATTTTGTTTCTCTAAATCCACCTGCTCCACCTCCACCACCTCTGTCCCAACCACCACCAGCACCGCCTGCTACTACTACATATGAAACTAAATTATTAGCAGCACAAGCAGCTACTGAACAAACTGTAAAAGTTCCAGGGCCTGTAAATGTATGAATTCTACAATTACCACAACTTGTAATTGTTCCACCTGTTGCTATTACAAAAGATTCACCAGAAAAAACTGATGAATCATCTTGTGTTGCTACCCATCCTTGAGTTGCATCTACATAAACTAAAAATATTGATGCACCAGCAGTGTTAATAACAACATCATTATCGCTACCACCATTAATTGGAGATCCACCTCTGCCAATAGTTAAATTAGCTACTGCAAAATTTCCATTATAATCTTTAAATCCTACAATGTCTCCTGCACTAGGAGAACTAGGAAGTGTTAAAGTAAATGCTCCACTTGCTGCTGTATCACAAAAATATCCTTCTCCTGATACTGCAGTAAAACTTGTTGTCTTTTTTGTTGTAACCCAGTTTACTGTTCCTGTTCTACCAAAACCTGTTTGAGTAGCACCACACGCTAAAGTTACAGCCGTGCCTGATCCACCTAAAGTTAAGGTTGAACCACTTTGTTTATCTATTGCATCTACTTCTATCTTTGACATTATACTATTACTAAAGTCCCTGTTACTGTTACCGTACCAGGTATAGTGATAGGTCCTGCAAGAACACCGTTCTCAACAGTTTGTGTGCCATCAATCGTACCTGCTTGATTTTTTATAAATTCATCAGGGGCTGTTCCGCCTCCGATGTATTGGATTCCATTTACTACTGCCGTCATAATTCCTCCTACGTACTGATTTCGTCGATAAATGATGTAACAATATCTAAAGACGAAGCGGTATCGCTTTGAGCTTTAAGTAC